GGGCCATGGCCCAATGGGGGGGAATGGAGTCTATGAACATTTCCCTCCATACCCCTACCCCCTCCGAAGCACACAAGTTTGGCCTCAAGATGCGTGCACCTGGATTCCATCTTCTTCGCCTTTCCACCGGAGGTGAAGGTCTAAAAACTTAGTACACAAGATGTGTAACATTTTTACTCACATCGACAATATACGATGCGTCGTCCTGACAATTTCATTGTTCGAACAGGGCATTTACATTGATGAGATATCAATTGTTGAACAGATCGTTTCACTTCAAGCTGTTTCTGACAGATGCATAACCAAGGTACAACATGCTCTGTCGTTCTGTATTCTTTGAATACATTATGGCAAACGTAACACATTTGTTTCACGTTCACACCTCCCACATAATTCAGGAGGAGTTTTCTGCCATGATCGGTCGTATCGATGAGTTGCATTGCAACGAACACAGGTGTACGTTCTGGTCATCTCCAACACCCACAATAATCATACCCGCAGTTAATACATCGGGTAACCGCCCCGAATAGGGACGATTGATTTGTTGAATAAACGACTGCCATACCAAAAGGTAGGCTAGGCGGTACTTAAAATTGTATATTGCCACCCATAGGGGAGCCAGTTAATCCTGCAGCAAACATTTGCCACAGTCCACGTCGTTGATGTTGAGGTGCTTTATCAACAACTAGCTGGTAACTTTCCGTAATAGCGTAAGTTCCCAAATACACTGCATCGACTAAAGCCACTGGTAATGCTGTTCGAGCGAGTAAAACTCTAGCTCCTGAACGTGTAAGTTCGGGGTGATAATCATAACCCGACCCAAAATGAGAATAGTTGCGTTCGAAAGGATTCCGAACAATACGCCCCAATTCCAGTGAAACACTTGGAGTGTCGTCAAAATATCCATTCGGAATCATTCAACCCACTCCTGGTCACATCGTTCACAAGTATGGTGAAAGATAGGTTGTAGTTCTTCATTGTCATCAATCATGACAACGTTAACTTTGTTAGAAGAACATTTAGGACACATAGAAATCACTTACTACGTCGTCGAGATTTCATTTTAGAATCATAATAAGATTTCTTATTATGAGAATATACTAATTTCTTAGTAGATTTATCCTTATTAGTATAACGATATTGGACGGTTTGACCGTCTTTTTTGAATTTCTTACCATATGTGTAAGCCATCAAAAGCACACTCCTGAAAGTTTGCCAAGGACGGCATTACTTACACCAAGGAGATGAAGTAATCCAATACACAATAAATATTCTAATCGATTATTTTTGAGATGGTTAAGAACGGATGCAGTGGTAACAACATCCTTGACTGGTTCTACTGCTTCCATAGTAATCATTGCCCCATTGGAATTGCAGCTACGCCTTTGTATGCACCCGGCATAACATTGACAATCATAATAACATCGGGGCGTTCAACAGACGCCCCGTTTAAAGATGCAAAAGCATTAAATTCAATCAATCCACATTGTGCAACAAATGAAGATAAATGCCCATTAGGAAAACCTAATGATGCTGTTCCAATTTCAGTAAGACATGGAACTGGGGCATTAAAAGTTCCGCCAGGATATTCATTCTGATCATAAGGCGGTTGGTCGTTTTCTCCAATGATAACTAGAGCCAATTCAGGCTCTTGCGATCCGCTGTCAGTTAACAGGTTAAAAAACGAGTCTTGAAACTGCAGAGGAACTGCAGGGTCTTCGGGCTGAACTGTAGCTCGAGACTGTTGGTAGGCCATGACCAAACCAACTGAAGTAAAAGCACCTGCAACCCCACGGTTGGGGCCAAGCAAATGTGCATGTGTTTCATCGGCAGGTAAAGGATTACCAGCACCATCGACATTATGCTGTGGCATAACGTACGTAGAATAATTCCATTCACCAGGTTGATATGGATTTCCATCTCCATCAAGCGGTTGCAAATTAGACACCGCTGGATCAGCGTGATCGCCGTCAAGAAGAACCTTGTAATCGGCCCACGTTCCTTTGACACTAGGATTGTCTTCCAGAACTAATTCCTGCATTTCATTAAAAAGTGCTTCACCCTTTGTGTGAGCATTATGAACCGACCAAGTGTCGCCTGCAGTTTTAGCAGATATTTGAAACAGATCTATCGTTGCAGGATCCCCTGCAAAAACAAATTCGATTGATTCTATTCCATATACCATACCTTGCTTGAAGAGCTTGCGGTTGACCATCGACAAAGATTCGGCGACGTCAACATAGCCAACACCAGTTCCTGCTCCAGGAGGAATCTTAAAAACAAGTTGTCTATTGCATTTGGTCATCTTCGAAGAGCTTCTCGATTTCTTGCGGGCCATGGCCCAATGGGGGGGAATGGAGTCTATGAACATTTCCCTCCATACCCCTACCCCCTCCGAAGCACACAAGTTTGGCCTCAAGATGCGTGCACCTG